TACACCAAAATAAATATGATTTTTACATGATAACTTTTCAGGATATCTTTTATTTATTTGATAATAAATTGTAATTAAAATTATTAAAAATATTAAGGATTTCATTTATAAATTATTATATAAAATATATTGTCGATGTATTTAGTTTATATAATAACCAGTGGAACCCATTCTTATATTGGAATGACAAATGATTTCTTTAAAAGATGGAAACAACATAATAAAATAATAAAAGGTGGTGCTAAATATACATCTAAATATGAAAATTGGACACCGATTTGTATTGTCGATGGATTTGAAACTAAATCGGAAGCTATGCAATGCGAATGGAAATTAAAAAGAGTACGAGGGATTAATAATCGAGTATTAAATTTAGCACATATAATGAAAAATAACGATAGATGGACTAAAAATAGCCCTGAAATAAAAAAACAGAACCTTAAGATATATACAATTAAAAAGTATACTAATGTTTTTAAACCATTCACAACTAAAGAATTAGAGTGGTTTTAAATAATATATTATATATAAGTATATAATGCTCACATCCAAATTGAGTAACGATAAATATTTTGAAATATTAGAACTTGTACATAGTGATTTATCGAAAGATTATCCTCAATTATTTAATGAACAAACTAATAAAGGGAGTACAAAAAGGAATAGACCTAGACGCCTGGCAGTTCCAAATATAAATGATGATGATGATGAAGATAGTCAAACACCACAAAGTACCAGTGAAAATAGAGGAGAAACGGGAAGTATATTTGGAATGCCTTGGAGAAGAAGGTTACCTATTCCTGAAAGACAAGGCTCTACGACTGATGATGTACCTGGTAAAGGAGAAACTAGAAGGAGATTAGGATTATCTTGGAAAAGAAGATCACCTAGTCCTGGAAGACAAGGTTCTACGACTGATGATGTACCTGGAGAAACTAGAAGGAGATTAGGATTATCTTGGAAAAGAAGATCACCTAGTACTGGAAGACAAGGTTCTACGGCTGATAATGTACCTGATAGAGGGGATGTAGACGCTAGTCATGGAGATTCTACAGATGCTTCAACTCAAGAGACTAATACAAGTCCAGCTAAAGGAAAAAAGGCTAAGTCACCATCAAGATTAGCTTCTTGGCAAAAAGGCTTTAAATCATGGAGACAGGATAAAGAATTAAGGGCTTATGGTATAGGTTTAGATGATGACGAAAGAGATGGAGATAATATATTAGGATTAAGGAAATTAAAGTTAATCATAAAAAAGTTTGGAATGAAAGATATTGAAGAAACATTAATTAAAAATCTTGAGTATAAATCAATATATTCTTTTAAAGAAAGAGGCGATTATAGCATCGATGAATCAACGAATGAAATTGTAATTTCAGGAGATTTTATAAGATTGTGTCAACCATTCGGTATAGACGAAATAACTATCCAAAATTTCTTCAATCAAATAGAAAATGCAATTAAGTGGGAAAAAGATATTAGTGATAAGAAAAAGAACATACAAGAAGATATAAGTGGTAAATGGAGGGCTGCTAAAGGAATAAAAGATCAAATATCAAAAGAAGTTGCTGATGAGTTAAATATAACTTCTAATTTAGATAGTAGTGGACATTTAATTGAACTGATAAATAATAGTAATCTAGGAATATATACAGCATATTTCAATCAAGCTGGGTATGATACTATTTTAAACTTCAAGGATATTATTGAAGATGATAGTTTAGATATCAATGGAAAAATTAAAAGAGTAATGAAAGATATTGCTTATATTTTAGTAAGTATTGATCAAAGCGATGAAATAGATGAGCTTTTAGTACCTTTTAATAGACCTATATTAAATGATGATAGTAATATAACTGATCAAAATAGAGGAGAAATTAATAAAATAGAAAAAAAATTTTTAATAAGATTCAAAATTTTATTAACTAATATAGAAAAGGATATTAAAAAATATGATGAATATCAAAAAAGGAATGATGATTTAAATAGAAGATTTAATGATAGTATTAATAAACCTTTAAATGCGATAGGAAGGACTGGGAAGTCGGGGATATCTGGTTTAACTAGTGGCATTTCTGAAATTAAAAAGGAGAGAGAAGAAAGAAAAAAAAGAGAAAAAGAAATTAGAGAAGAAAAAGAACGTTTACAAAAAATAGAAAATAAAAGATTAAGAGAAATAGAAAAACAAAAAACTGTGAATGAAGGGCGTAAAAAAGTTTTATCTTCATTAATAAATTTCTTTACAGATTTTGATGTACCTGAAAATATAGCATTTCAATACGCAGGTTATTTATATGATAATGGTTACCGTAACAAAAAACAATTAGAAGAATTACCCGAACAGAGGTTATTTAGTATTATAGAGAATATAGAAGGTATTGATCAAGGTTCCGTTGAATATATAATTCGTAAAATTAATAATAATAAACGTGAAAAATATATCGATGAAATGAAAAAAGACCCGTTATTTATTTTATTAAAAGAAAATGATTTAGATATGTTATATGAATATCTTAAATATGAAGGAGTTACTGCCCCTGATCTTATTAATAGGAGAACAGACCCTGATTTTTTAATTACTAACATGCCGGCATCACCCCATATTAAAGAAAAATTTAAAAGGGTTTTCGCATCTTCAGCAAAATCACAATTACAGAGATCGCCACATGGAATAGTTGATTCACCATCATCTTTAATCGACGATGGTGAATCAAGAAGAAGAGGTGGTATTCAAAGGACACCTGTAAATAGGACAAGAGTTAGATATCCTTCATCAAGTGATAGTGATTTAGATGATTTTTCAAGGGCACGTGGAAATATTCAAAGGACACCCGTAAATAGGAGAAGAGTTAGATATCCTTCATCAAGTGATGAAACAATAAGTGATAGTGATTTAGATGATTTTTCAAGGGCACGTGGAAATACTCAAAGGACACCCGTAAATAGAAGGAGAGGTACTGCTAATCAAAGAAGAAATATTTCTAGAAGAGATGTGCCTTCTCAGCAACAGCAGAGGCCTTCTCAGCAACAGCAGAGGCCAAGACAAAATAATACAACTACTCCAAGTGGTATTTTAAGAAAAGATAATTTAGTTAGAGTAAGGACCGAACCAGTTGTATTGGGTAAAAATGGTATTGGAGCAAAATCAGTTGTACATGAAACACCAATTAAATTAACTCAAGAATGGTTATCTATGAAATTAGAACTTGATCAAAAAAGGAATAGTTTAATAAATATTACATTCAAATCGAAAATGAATGATTATAAATCTGTTGAAAGTAAATATAAATCATTATCAAGATTCTACAATAAACAAGAAAAAATTAGAAACATTAAATCACTAATAAATGAAATAGAAGGGGGTCAAAAAACTCAGGTTATAGGTAAATTAGAAGATTTAAATAATTTAAAAAATGATTTTGATGAAATTATAAGGGGTTACTCTAATTTATTAAATGAGGGCTTATATAAAAAAATAGAAATATCAGGTGGATCTAATGGAAATCAACAATTCCGCACAAAAGAATTGAGTAAAAAGTATATTTTAGAAGTAAAGGTTTCTATTAAAAAATTAACTGAACAATTGAAAATAGTTGATCAATATATTAATAATTATCAGTCAATATTAAATGAGATTAAATCAAGATACAATACAAGTGATGATAAAAATATTGAATTATCTAAATTACAAAAAAATTTAGAAGAAAGGAGAAACTCAAAACTCTTTAATAGACAATATGAAGATGATTGTATAGATTTGAATAAACAATCACAATACATAAGTAGTTGGAAATTAGGGAGTGATTTAAAAGAAAAATTACAATTAGAAAGGGAAAAATGTACCGAATATAAAAAAGAAAAAGAAGAAAAACAAAGGAAAGAAAGAAGAGAAAAAATTGAAAAAGAAAGAAAAGGAAGAAAAGAAAAAGATGATAAAATTAAAAAAGAAAGAGAAGAAAAGTCAAAAAAAGAAAGAGAAAAGAGAAATATGGAAGACAATTATAAAAAATTAGAAAGAGACTTGAAACAAAAATATAATCAAAAACCATCTCCCCAACAGCAACCATCCAGACAAGTAACCCCTCAACAAAATCAACAAGTAAAACCTAATCAACCTCAACAAGTAAAACCTAATCAACCTCAACAAAATCAACAAGTAAAACCTAATCAACCTAAAGGCAAAGCTTTAACTCCAAAGAAAATACTAGGAAAAACTAAAAAACCAACAATACCTGGTCAAAAGCCTAAATTAGTCCTTCAAAAACCAACAATACCAGGTCAAAAGCCTAAATTAGTCCTTCAAAAACCAACAATACCTGTTCCTCCAAAAAATAAACCTTTATTCATCAAAGATAAAAATAATAATTTTAAGTTGATAAAACCAGAAGATAAGAATATGAAAAAAATTGAAAGTATTATAGATAATGATAAAAAATTAAAATTGATAAAAGATACCAATATAATGGATATTGATGATGAAGAACTTAAAGATGTAGATGTAGTTGTAGAAGGGGTGACAGATATAGAGTCGACATACACTGAACTTTTAGATGAATATTACAATTATAAGAAAATAGTAAAGAAAAATGAAATACAGGGTATTTCAGAACTTCTTAAAAAAGAAAGTGTTATTGAACAGCTCAAAAATATAATCATAAGATTAAAATCTAATTTAGAAAAGTTTAAAGGGGCTTGTCAACAAAAAGTAGTAAATATTGAAGAAGAAAAAGATAAAGAAATAAAAGATAAAACTAAAGAGTTTAAAGAAGTATTTGATTATTTAAGAGAATTATTTAAAGGTGAAATTAAATCACAGTTAGAAACTACTAAAAATAATATAAAAATCCTTAAAGCTGAAAAATCACTTGAACAAGAGAAAGTACGTTTCTTAGAAGATAAAAAATCAACTAAAAAACAATCAACTAAAAAACAATCAACTAAAAAAAGAAGTACACGGAAAAGGGGAAGTACACGTGAAAAGGGGAGTAGAAGAAAAAAGGGTAATACACGGAAAAAGAGCAATAAACAGAAAAAAGGAAGTAAGTAAAAAAAAAGAACTACTAAAGAAGAAAAAGATTAAAAAGTAATTTGTTTTTTTAATTATATTTTTGTATAATAATATTTAAATCATGCAACAATATTATCCAAATAATGTTGATGGGGATCCAAGTCGAGATATGTGGAATAATTCATCTAATTATATAAAGGAAAATAATAATAAAAATATTTTCAAAAAAATAATTGAAGATAATAAAAAAAATAAAAATGATTTGAGAGATGTATTCTATAATAATAATAATCAAGAAAATTCTATTCAAAATGATATAATTGAAAAAGATAAAGAAATTCAATCCCTTAATTTTAAATTAAAACAATACGAAATAGATTTTAATAAATTAAAAAAAGATATGTCTATAATTGATGATCTTAAAAATGAAATAAAAGTTCTCAATAATAAATTAAAAGAAGAATATGAGAAAAATAGAGAGATTTCTATATTAAAAAATAAAGTAGAAATGTTAGAGATGCAAAATAAATTATTAAATAAGAATAAAGTGAATTTAAACGAAGAAGAAGGAGAAGAGGAAACGAATAGTGAAGAAGCTGAAGATATAAAAACAGAAGATTATGATTACAATAAAGTATTTCAACAATTAATGAAAGATAAAGAAAAATATAAAAATGAAAAATTAAAAGGAATTATATGTAAATATAAACCAAACGCTGATAAAAGTAAAATAGACGCTATTTTCATCGAAATGAAAATAGATGATAATGTAAACATGACAAAAGAATTAATCGAAAATATTATTCTTAAACTTAACTAATAATATATATATTATTATATTATAATATATGAAAGATTGGGTTTCTCCTATATCACAAAATGTACATTTAATTTGGATTGGAAATAATGATTTCCCCGATTATTTTAAATTATTCCTTAAAACATTCCATGATAATTTTAAAGGATTTAATATTAAAGTATGGGGTAATAAAGATTTAAATAAAAAGAACTTCCCATTAACTTTTGAATATATTAAAAAGGCAAAAAGACTTCAAGGTAAGCAATGTATTGATCATGAAGGGTATAAAATGTTTGATGTGAATATGAAACCAATTACTTATTCAAAATGGGCACAGATAACTGATCTTATGAGATTAGAAATAGTTTATAATAATGGTGGTTATTATTTTGATACAACTTTTGAAATACTTAGACCAATGTTTAATTTACTGAATAAAAAGAAATATCGTTTTGTAGGTTGTAATGAAATTCCACGTTTCAAAGATAGTCCAATTTTATCAAACTCTTTTTTCGGTGCAA